TTCTTCCCGTTCTTCCCACCTTACTTCCCGTTCTTCCCACCGTTCTTCCCGTTCTTCCCGTTCTTCCCACCATTCTTCCCATTCTTCCCACCATTCTTCCCGTTCTTCCCGTTCTTCCCACCGTTCTTCCCGTTCTTCCCACCTTACTTCCCATCTTTCGGATGTACATGTCTGGGTAGTTGTATGTCTAGATTCCCATGTGGAGTAACATGTGGATGTGGATATAGTGGAAACACATGTATCTACTGCTAAGGTATGATATACTTAATCATGAAAAATAAACAAGGAGGCACTAAATGAAGCGATATGTATTCGTAGTTGATGGAGAGGTCGGACCAGACCTTGTTTTTGAGGAAACATCTTCAGACCAACACCTTGCTCTTGCAGCAGCACTTTCTTCAAGTCCAACGGTATTAGAAGTACCGCAAGGCTCAGAAGTTGAGTTGGGATGGACTTGGGACGGTACAAACTTTATAGCACCATCTGCTTAAGGATAAACCCTAAGTGGAGAAAAAACTAAGTCCTTGGCAACAGTGGAAAGAAAATCTTGGAGATACTAGACCTTGGGATTTAATAGATCCTAGAACACCCCTTGTAAAAGAAGAAGTTTCTGACGAAAGATACAGTATTTGTCTTGAGTGTCCAGAGTTAATACAACTTACAAAACAGTGCAAAAAATGTGGTTGTTTCATGTTGGGCAAAACCAAATTACAAAATGCCACCTGCCCATTGGGTAAGTGGTAGTTTATTTTTATAGATAAACTTAGAATAGGGTATAATTTAAGTAAAGGAGAAATATGAGCATTTATGATGAGAACTCAAATGAGTGGTTTACAAAAGATAGATCAGAGACATCTCTAAACAGATATCCATCAAAGACTATTGGCAACAACATTCTGGTTGAAAATCCAGCACTTGGAATAAATTTATATAGGAACGTATTTTCAAAAGAAGATTCTGAAAGATATATCAATATTCTTGAGTCAAATCTCGGCAATGGTGGAACATTCAAATGGTCAGAAGCACAAGTTACAAATTCAAATCAGCCAATAAAAAAGGCAAGAGACTGTGTAGACTTTAAGTATAAGCAAGAAAATTTAGGTCCAAGAAATAGTGAAAACGAAGAACTTATAGATCTTCATGAAGAAATCTATCAAAAGTTAAAGTTCTGTGTTGACGATTATGCACGGTATTGGGGAATTAATGTAATATATTATGAAGCCTTTAACTTTGTAAAATATGAAGGAGAAGGAACACACTTCAATATTCATGCAGATCATGGCCCAGCATATAATTGTACAGTATCGGCTGTTATCTATATAAACGAAGATTACGAGGGTGGAGAGATAAAGTTCCCAAGAATGGACAATTATACACATACTCCAAAAATAGGAGATATCCTTCTTTGTCCATCTAACTATATTTATGAACATGCATCTTTGCCAATGAAAAAGGGAACAAAGTATTGTGTTGTCGTAATGACAGACATTAACGAACTAGGACACAAGTAGTGTCTTTGATTGCAAAGTTTACATCTTTTAGGCCTTGGATAAACAAAGAAGATATTTCTGTTCCTGTTCCTACACAAAAAGAAATGCCAGATTGGTATAAAGATGCAGACAGATTTGCTAAAATGCCAAATGGAGAATACTACAAAGCACCAAAAGAGGTTTGTCCATTTCCTAAAGAAGGCACAACAGATGACTATGGAAAGATCCCTACATGGAAAGCATGTCCTGCAATTATGGATGCGTTTGCAACTGGGTATGTATTTAAAACTCCTTGCGATCTAACCTTTGCTAAAAATTCTCAGGGGATAATTAATGTAACAATTGATGACCCCAAGTATAAAGACTTTTGTACTCAGAGACCGCCAATGCCACAGTTTGAGCATCCAAAAGGATACTATCAGCATCATTTTGCTTGGAGTTCTCCATGGGGGCTGGAATTGCCAGAAGGGTACAGTGCATTATTTATGACACCAATGAACAGGTTTGATCTTCCATTTTTAAATACTACTGGCATTGTTGACTCAGACAAAGTTCATCTTCTTGGCAGTTTTCCATTTTTTATTGCCGATGGATGGGAAGGCACAATTCCTGCTGGAACGCCATATTTGCAGGTTCTTCCTTTTAAAAGAGAAAATTGGGAACACAGTATAGAAATTTTAGATCAGTCCTCTATATATGGTAAAATGGTAGATAACGCAAAGTTCTATCGTCAACCCGATGGTGGAGTATACATTAAAAAAATTTGGTCACGCAGAGAGTATAAATAGGAGATACAAATGCAAACATGGACAGACAAACAAGATCTTGGGAATGGAATAATCTGTTACAAGGGAGTAATTAAAAAAGAGATTGACGTTATTAATAGAATTGAGTCCAACCTAAAACCAGAAGGAGATATGACTGGATATAGTTGGCAACCAGCGTATGTTGGATATAAACAACTTATGCCAGAGTACAGAGATTGTAACGATTTCAAGTTTAAGAAAACCGATATAGAGCATGATAAAAGTCCAGTAGGCTTAAATCTTCAGTCTCTTTGGCAAGACCTATATGATGTAAAATTACCAGCAGTAGAAGATTATTGCAGAATGTATAACATTAATAACTTAAAGTATTGGGAAGCATTTAACTTTATTAAGTACGGTCCAGGACAGCACTTTATGGAACACCACGATCATGGGTTTTCTTATAACTGCACAGTATCTTTAGTTTCATATGTAAATGATGACTATGAAGGAGGAGAGTTATTCTTTAGACTTCAGAATCTAAAGGTTAAGCCAGAAGCGGGGGATCTGTTTATTTTCCCATCAAACTTTATGTATCCTCATCAAGCAATGCCAGTAACCAGTGGAACAAAGTACTCCATTGTGACAATGCTTGACTACAGCAAAAAGTTTCACACTCCAGAAATGTATAGTGCAGAGGCAGACTAATGTTTAATATATTGGCTGAACAAACCCCAGACTCACTTTTTAAAATATCTCCAATGTCAATAAAGAGAGACTGGATGGATCAAACTTCTGAAAACCATGCATATCGATGCTTTCCAGTAACACAGGCCAACGTTGTTGGTTATAGCCTATCTTGTAAAGAAGACATTGAGTTTATTTGGGATGGAATAAATGATCAAACATCAGACCATGTAGAAATTATAAAGTCTCCGCAGGGCTCCTATGGTGGAAGAGGTCAATCTTCTATAAGTTTAAATACTGGATTAATTTTTAAAACAGATCAAGATGTTAGTATTTTAACTATTAACCCAGTAAATTATTTTAGTGAAGATTTTGAGACCATGTCTAATTTGATAAGTACTTCTTTTTATGACAACCCATTGCCATTAGCAAAAAAGGCAAAAGAAAAGATAGTTATTAAGTCTGGCACACCATTGGCTACCCTAATTCCTATATCTCTCACACAACTAAATAATACAGTTATTAATGTTGTTGAATATAAAGATGAAAACAATAAAAGAGTGGAAGCAAACGTTGCCTATGGCCAAGCAGCCCAGGTCTTGAATTCTTCAGGAGAATGGACAGACTGGTATAGAAATGCTGTTAATGAAAAACAAGAATCCTTGGGTACTCATGAAGTAAAAACACTAAAACTTATTGTCAATAACCAGATTGGTCAAAATAGACAATGAGCGAACTAAAGCCAAGCCATAAAGACATAGTCGAAGAATATATAGAAAATACAAAAAGTGGCAAGGCTGGTCACTACATGATTACAGTTTCTAGGGATGGAGAATCTCCAGTAAGATCTATAATATCTTTTGATAATATTGCTCAGGCCATCGAGGGGTACGAAATGTATCAAGACGCTGGATTTGCAAAAGAATATTTAACTGTTTCACTTTACGAGCCGTCTGGAAAAATTAGCACAAAAGTACTAAAAAGAAACCATGCTGGAGACCCATCTTTTGTTAGACAAAACTATATAGATACAGTTGAGGCATTGCATTCAGTTAAAGACAAGTTAAATAAAGAAGACTACGAGGACTTATGCATTAAGATTGTAACTTCATTTGCAAAAGACAACTGGAGATTTAGTGCAGATAGATTTTTAAAACAACTAGAGATTGAGAGAGACTTGTAGGATTTAAACCCTATGATATAATCAAATTATGAACAAAGAAGAAGCATCAGTAGTAGTTAGAAAGCCATCAATGACCCCATCTGGTTGGTTTGGAAATGGGAAAGAGATGATTGTTGAGTTAGAAAACTTTATGACTCAAGCAGAAATGGACTTTTTAGAGAAGGCTGCTAAGTCTTTAACAATTTGGGATGTTACTCAAAGCCACGTTAATGAAAATGGAACAGTTGTTTATGACTCAGATTACTGGAAAGATAGAGTTGCCACTAGCCCAACTTTGGATAAAAATGATCCAACAATTGCTCCTATTATTGCAGGGCTGTTTCAAAGGCTAAAGCCAATCGTTGAGGAGTTTTATAAGGTAAAGGTCATCCCTACTGGCACAACCATCGTCAGATGGCTTCCAGGGCAGTTTCAAAAGCCACATGCAGACAAGGAACTACATGAAGGTCCTGACGCAGGACTTCCAAATGATTTTCCAAACTACGATCTTTCAAGTCTTTTCTATTTAAACGAAGACTATGAAGGAGGAGAACTATACTTCCCAAATCAAGGTGTTCAGTTTAAGCCAAAGAAGGGTGCTGCTTATTTTTTCCCAGGGGATATGAATTATATCCACGGAGTAACAGAGATTAAAAGTGGTATTAGATATACTTGCCCATTCTTCTGGGAGATTACAGAGCATACTGGAGATAGAAAGCCATGACAGGAAAAATCTTAGAGCCTATAGAACTATACCCAAAAATCTTTGTATATAAAAATCTTTTTAAAGACATTGAAAAAACAATGGCTGTATTAAAAGATGAGGATGAAGATGCTCTTTTTAGTCCTTGGACACAGTGGTCTCAGTTTGGAGAATATATGAATCCACTGTTTAAAGATTATCCACACACAATGAGCATAGAAGAAATAAGAAAAATAGAAACAAAAAATGAAAAAGAAGAGTTGCAAAAAAATACTATTTTAGAGGTTTTTGAAAACTTTCATTTAGCAACTCAAGACTACATATCAAGAAACAATGTTGAGTTTGACAGAGACAAGATTTTAATAAACCGTGAAGGGGAGTCATTTAATCAGTGGACAACTAACGGACCAGCAATAGCAAGATATAGAACAGATTTGGATGAGCCTTTAGCAATGACCTATCACTCTGATTATATTAGAGAGCCAATTACTAGTCCAGGATACAAGTTTGCGATTACATCACTAACATATTTCAATGATGATTACGAGGGCGGAGAGATCGATTTTATAGTTGATGGAGAAGCCTACATGTATAAGCCAGAAGCAGGAGATCACCTAATCTTCCCGTCTGGCCACCCAGATATTTTAACTAAAGAAGGTCAGGTATACTTACATGGGGTAATGCCTGTAACTAAAGAAAAAAAATATATTTGCAGAATGTATTGGATGAAGTATGAAATTGGTGATGATGAATGGTTTGAAAAAGAGGCTGAGTTTGGAAAAGATGTTTGGAAAGAAATGCAGCCAGACATTATGCAAAAGTTTAGAGATGCACATCCTAACAAGATGAATGCCGATAAGGAGAAAAGAATAAAATGAACCTAGAAAATAAAACCAGAATAACTAAAGACATAGTTGTTTATGAAAATTTTATTGATGCAGAAACTGCTGCGAAACTTGTAAAGGTTTTAGACAAGCATGCAGAACTTGGCTTGATTACATGGATGCCAATATCTTTTTACGAGTCCTACTCTTCAGTATTGCCACAGGACAATGATGAGCATGTAGAAAATGAAGGATTGCCAAGTGACATATTCTCACAAATGAAACAGGGAATTATTGATGCTGTTGCAAGTGTTCATGACATTGATCCAAAGATAATTTCTCAAATTGGATACCACACACAAAAGTGGGAGCCAGGAGCATACGCAAGAAAGCATTCTGACAACACAGATGAGCATGGTAACTCTGGTGCTTTTACAAGAAGTAGATATGCAGCATTTCTATATTTAAATGATGATTTTGAAGGTGGAATGTTACAGTTCCCAGACCAAGATATAAGTTTAGCCCCAAAGGTTGGAATGCTTGCTGCATTTGACGGGGGATTTAACAACATGCATGAAGTAACTCTTATAACTAGTGGAGTTAGGTACACTATTGGTTCATTCTGGGATGATCGTGAAGAAGATGCCTATCCTCAAGAACTAAGAGATGCCTGGGCAGAAGAAATGAAAGAGACTAGAGCAAAGCAAGAAATTGAAAGAGCAGAGTGGCAAGAACTTCTAAAAGAAGGTTGGAAGTTAGATGCTGAAGGCAATAAGTATAAAGTAGGTGAAATGTAGATGGCTGTGTTTTTAAAAAAAGAATTTGATGAGGCAGGTTACACAACTGAGGTATATCATGATCAGGTTCTATTTATTACCGACTTTTTAAAAGAAAACGAACTAGAGGATATACTGGAAATAATTGAAACAACTCCAAACGAAGACTGGTCCATAGAATATACTAAAAACCTTGCTAGATTTTGTATGGAAAAATTTGGTAGAGATGATGTAGATAATTTAGTAGCAGAAGGCAAATTTGAAATAACTGTTGGGTGGGAAGACAAGAATTTAGATGTTACACGCAAACCAATAAGCAGAACTCTTCAGATAAGGCTTTCAGAGTTAATATCTTTAGCAGATAGCACCCTAGAACTTGGTGGATTTGGGACCATACAAAGAATGCAGCCAGGAGTTGAACTAAAGTCTCATACAGATCAACACACAGACCCATCAATTAAATATGCTGCTATACTATATATTAATGATGACTATAAGGATGGAGAGTTATTCTTTAAAAATAAAGAAAACTCAGAGTTAAGACCAAAGCCAGGAACATTGCTTATATTTCCAGGAAACGAAGAATATGAGCATGGAGTAAGGCATGTTGGAGAAGGCCCCATCAGGTATGTTACAGTTGGATTCATAAAAGTCACAGGCTGGTATGAAAAGCATAAATACTAAGGAGATATAAAATGGACAGAGAAATACTTGAAGAAAAGGTTTACTATTACACAAATGTAATCGAAGACCCAAAGAAACTTGTTGAAGCAATTGACGATGTAGCAAGAGACTACGCAGCAGCCCACGGGATAACAGATGAGCCAAAACTATTCCCAATGTATCCAATTAAGAAGTATATGGCTGGAACATTCATGGGTGCACACTTTGATCAGCAAGAGGGAGATGAAAGACTAAAGGTTTCTTTCGTAATGTATCTTAACGACGATTACGAAGGAGGAGAAATCTCTTTTACAATTAGAGATCCAAAGGGGCCTATTCAGGGACCTACTCCAGATTCAGATTTTGAAAAAGCCGATCCTAACGCATATCATTTTGCAGTTAAGCCAAAGGCTGGAAGTATTATTGTATTTCCACCATCGCCACCTTATCACCACACAGCACACTTAGTCAAGAGTGGTTTTAAGTATATGGTTCCTCAACACTGGATTCACTAATTCTGTTAGCGAATTAGTTTTTGCATAACTCTCAACAATACATTTAGGTAGAGTTTTACTTTTGACAAAACTCTGCTATACTTAACACTATTCCGTTTTTGAAAGGACGATACACATGTCAGATTTTTTTAGTTTTAAACTTCCAGAGGATTTTGTAGAAAAGTACAAAAACGTAGAGAGCCCATTTGGATTTAAAGATGCAGCAGAAAATTCACTTGGAGAGATTACGTTTATTCGTACATATTCTCGCATGAAGGAAGATGGAACTAAGGAAAGATGGCATGAGGTTTGTCGTCGTGTAATCGAGGGTATGTATTCAGTTCAAAAGAATCATGCCAAAGAAAATCGTTTGCCATGGAATGACTATAAGGCTCAGAAGTCAGCACAAGAAGCATTCCAAAGAATGTTTGAGTTGAAGTGGACACCACCAGGTCGTGGCATGTGGGCATTTGGAACTCCTATGACTATGGAGAAGAAGAACTCAGCAGCACTACAAAACTGTGCAATGGTTTCAACAAAGGACCTTGACAAGAATGATCCAGGAGCATTGTTTGCTTGGGTTATGGATGCATTGATGCTTGGCATTGGTGTAGGGTTTGATACAGTGGGACAGGATAAGAATTTCTCAATCTATGCTCCAACAGAGCCAGAACAGGTGTTCGAAATTCCAGACACTCGTGAGGGATGGGTAGAGTCGGTTAGACTTTTAATAAACTCTTACCTAAGACCAAACCAGAGTATTCAGAAGTTTAACTATGACTTAATCAGACCTCTTGGAGCCCCTATTAAGGGCTTTGGAGGCGTTGCATCAGGACCTGCACCTCTTATCAAGTTGCACGACCAGATAGACCGTGTAATCGGCTCCAGAGGCGGAGAAACGCTAGACTCTCGTGCCATTGTAGACCTTGTAAACCTTATTGGCACCTGTGTGGTATCAGGTAATGTTCGTCGCTCAGCAACACTTGCCTTGGGAACTGCAGGGGATGAGACATTTATGAATCTAAAGAATTCAGAGATGTTCCCAGAGCGTAACTCGTTTGATCCAGAAAATCCAGGTTGGGCATGGATGTCTAACAATTCTATTTCAGCAGAAGTAGGAACAAAGTACGAAGACTATGTAGATTTAATTACGGAAAACGGAGAACCAGGTTTTATTTGGCTTGACGTTGCTCGTAATTATGGACGACTAAAGGATGCGCCAGACGGTAAGGATTATCGTGTGATGGGATTTAACCCATGTGCGGAGCAGCCATTGGAATCATATGAATTATGTACACTTGTAGAAGTGCACCTGAATCGTCATGAATCTAAGGAGGACTTCCTGCGTACCCTGAAGTTTGCATACCTTTACGGAAAGACTGTAACACTTGTTCCAACACACTGGCCACAGACAAACGGTATCATGCAACGCAACCGTCGCATTGGTACTTCACTTACTGGCATTGCATCATTTGCAGACCAAAAGGGTTTGCCAATTGTTCGTGAGTGGATGGATGAGGGATATCAAAAGATTCGTCACTATGATCATCAGTATTCAGAATGGCTATGTGTTCGTGAATCAATTCGTGTAACAACAGTCAAGCCATCAGGATCAGTTTCAATTCTTTCTGGTGCGACTCCTGGAGTTCACTGGGGACCTGGAGGAAACTTCTTCCTTCGTGCAGTTCGATTTGGAAATACAGATCCAATGATGCATTTGTTCAAAGCAGCAGGGTACACAATTGAAGACGATGTAGTATCAGCAAACACATCAGTCGTATACTTCCCAATTAAGTCAGGTCATCCAAGATCTGAAAAGGATGTTACATTGTTTGAGAAGATCGCACTTGCTGCAACTGCT